ATATTAGATGATGCTACTGTTACTACAGCAGAGTTAAACTTACTTGATGGAGTAACTGCTACTACAGCAGAACTGAATATAGTAGATGGTGTTACAGCCTCTACAGCAGAGATAAATAAACTTGACGGAGTTACATCAGACACAACAGAGTTAAACATACTTGATGGTGTGACTGCTAGCACAGCTGAGATAAACAAGCTAGATGGCGTCACAGCTGACACTACAGAGCTTAACTTACTAGACGGTGTTACTGCATCTACAGCAGAGATAAATCATGTTGATGGAGTGAGTAGCTCTATACAACCACAGATAGATGGCAAACAACCACTAGACTCTGAGCTTACAGAACTTGGAACTATGGGTAGTGGTACTGCTAGTGCTTTAGCTGACTTAACACAAGCTGAAGTTGAAATACTAGATGGTGTAACTGCATCTACAACTGAACTTAACTTACTAGATGGTAAGAGCATAGTTACAACGATTGGTGGAAGTGCAACAGATGTACAGATACCATCAGCTCAGGCTGTTAACGAACGTATCGTAGAAGTTGTAACAGAGGTAGGTGGTTTTGTACCCATACCTAACGAAAACAACTTTCCAGACGCTAACCCTGACATCAATGATGGGGCTGGTACTATTGTTAGTATCAAAGCTGTGGCAGCTAACATTACTGCTAACGGAAGCGGTGTAGCTACTATAGCAAATGGTAACGTTAGCAGCAATGCTACGATTACTATTAATGGTCTAACAGCTGGTTCGACAATCGGTACTGGACTAGGTGTATTAGTAGAAACAACATCTACATTACATACTTATGTATTTCACAGGGTTGTTGTAGACTCTACAGGTGTAAGTAATGCACAAACACTTGTAAGTGACTTTAACGACAGATATCAAATCAGTGCTAGTGCTCCTAGTACTCATCCAGACGGTTCGGCACTAGGTGACGGAGACTTATGGTTTGATACGTCTACAAACATAATGAAAGTGTATGACTTAGGTAACACACAGTATGATGCTGTTACTTCAGTTGGAGACTTTAAACTACTTACAGTTGTACCTGACGGAGCTACATCAGGCACACCTACATTTAATGGTAGTATTGTATCATACGATTTAAGAGATGGCGGAGTTGCTGCTAACGTAACAAGCGTTGGTCAACTTATAGTTAGTCTTAACGGTGTAATACAGAAACCAAACAGTGGCTCATATAATGCAAGTAACGAAGGATTCTATCTAGAAGGTGCTAACGGAATTAAATTCTGTACAGCTCCAGCTGCTGGATCTAGTCTATTTGCAACACTAATTGGTGCAGCTACAGCAATAGGTACACCTAGTGACAACACAGTAACAGAAGCTAAATTAACAGCTGATGCTGTAAGTGAAGCTAAGTTAAAAGTAAGTAATAGTCCAGTTAATGGATACTTTTTACAAGCTCAGTCTGGTAACACAGGTGGCTTAACTTGGGCTGTTGTAGATTTAACAGCACTCAGTGCAGCTAACTTGACATCTGGTACTATACCTGATGCACGATTCCCTGCAACATTACCAGCGTTAAGTGCAGCTAACTTAACAGCAATACCAGCTGCAAACATAACTGGTACACTCCCTGCTATAGATGGGTCGAATCTAACAGGTTTACAAGCTGGTGCAACTGGAGGTAACTCTGGTGGTAACGCAGTATTCTGGGAAAACCAGCAAACTGTTACACATAGTTATTCAATCTCTGTAAATAGAAATGCCGGATCATTTGGTCCTATTACTATTAACAGTGGAATAACAGTAACAGTACCAAGTACATCTAACTGGACAATAGTATAATGGCAATAACAATAAACGGAAACGGTACTGTCACAGGTTTAACTGCTGGCGGTTTACCAAATGGCTCCATAACGTCAGCAACATTAGCTGATGGAGCAGCAACTGGTACAAAACTTAATTTACCTAACGGTTCAATAGTACAATATATTAGAGCAACAGCACAAGAAGTAAATGATAGAACAAGTCATAACGCTAATAACTGGGGTAACACAGGTATACAAATACAAATAACACCAACTGATGCAACAAACAGAATTGTTGTTGAAGGTCAATTTTGCTGTCACTGCGATAGCAATGCTGCTGGTATATATCTTGCTTGGGACGATGGTGGAAATACTTTAGATTATCAATCATCAGTAGAATATTATCCGACTCAAGGTTGGAGAACTATACCTGTTAGATATGAACGAGTAGCTGGTGGCACAAGTCAATTAACATTTACGTTAATGATGTATAAATATGGTAATGGAACTATATATACAGGTTGGGGTTCTGGTGAAAGTGGTTCAAGCGTTCATCATAATGGTGCATTTGCAGTAGTATATGAGGTCAAAGAATAATGAGTATAAAATTAAACGCACAGTCTGGAGGGTCAGTTGCACTAGACGCTCCAACTCAAACAACAGGTAGTGCAGACGTAACACTTAAGTTACCTGTAGCTGACGGTAGTAATGGGCAAGTTATAAAAACTGATGGTTCTGGTAATCTAAGTTTTGGTCTTGGAGGTTTATTTTCTGGTGTTGCTTTACTTCAAGATCAGAAGTCAGCAGGTACACATGGAGGTCAACCACCTAATACTTCTTCATATAATAAAAGAGATTTAAATACTGAAGTGTTTGATACTGGTAATTTTGTTTCAATATCAAATAATGAGTTTACCTTAACAGCTGGCACTTATCTTATTCAAGCTAGTATCCCTGCTCATAGAACTAACGAAACAAGAGCATTACTTTTTAATGTTTCGGATAGTAGTACGGTAGCATATTCACAAAATGTTTATATTCGTGATAGTGCTGTTACGGGTGGTCTTATTGATTTGACAGCTAGATTTACTATTAGTGGTACAAAAACATTTGATATTCGTCAAAGAGTACACAATGTAGACGGTGAAGGATTAGGACATAGGTCTAATTTTGGAGATATAGAAATCTATACCCAAGTTTTAATATACAAGGAGTCATAATGAGCACAATAAAAACTAACCAGCTTGCACACACAGCTAATGGTGCAGCTACGTATACATTGCCACAAACAGATGGTAGTGCTGGACAGGTATTACAGACAAATGGGTCTGGTGCTCTTAGTTGGGTTACACTACCTACAGATAGCAACACTTGGGTTAAACTATCAACTATAGATGCAAGTAATTCAGCAAATGTCAGCTTTACTGATTCAATTACAGGAGCTTTTGATACCTATACAACATACGCTGTTGCTGTAGCAGATTTAAGACCGGCAACGGATGATGTTACTTTACGAATGAGACTTTTTGATAGTAATGGAGAGTTTAGTTCGGGAGAATATTCAACTCATATCCACGCTTTTACGGACGGAGATCATGGTTATAATGGTGCATCTCAATTCCAACTAACACGTCATGGAATTGGAAACAATACTAGCGGTAGTATTATTTATGAAGATTTGATGGGTCTTTGGTATTTTAATGGTTTTCCAAGTAATAAACGTCTAAAAATTATAGGTCATAGTGTTAATAAAAGTAATTCTAGTAGTACTATGGTGGCGAATATTGGTGGAACTGTAAACAATCATAACGCTGTAACCGCACTTAAATTTTTTATGTCTAGTGGAAATATTGCTTTAGGTAAATTCACACTTTATGGAATAAAACAATAATGGCATTAACAAAAGTAACCTCAGCTAGTATCACAGATGCTACAGTCGTTAATGCTGATATAGCAAACGACACAATAACTGAAGTAAAACTGGATGTAAGTAACGCACCTAGTGCGGGTACATTCCTTCAGTACAAAGACAACAGTGACCAATTAACTTGGGCACAAGCGTCCTCTCCAGAAGTGTATGGTTTTAACACCGATGCTAACGGAAACTTAATAGTCACTACCACAAACGGTGGTGCAGATAATATCTCAGGTACTGCCTACGCAGCATTTGAAGATGTTATTTATGCAGCTACAGGATTCACCTTTAGCTTAAACACAGACGGAAAACTAATCGCAACAATTTAAAATGGCAACAATAGATTTAGGAAAAATCAAACAAGTCTGGCGAGGTACTTACAACAACGGAACTGCATATACAGTTGATGATGTTGTCGAGTACACAGACACAGGGGTATTATCCTCGTATATATGCGTAGCAAACTCAACAGGTAATGCACCTTCAAGTAGTGGTACAGCACACGCAAGCTGGAACTATGTAGCAAAAGGTGTAGCAGATCCTGTACCTTCTCAGTCTGGTAACTCAGGTAAATTTTTAACAAGTAATGGTTCAGCAGCTTCTTGGGGTACTGTTACTCAAGCAATAAAATCAGTACACACTAAAGTAGATGGAGGTAGGCATTCAGTAAATACACAATTACAAAATAATGCTTATACAAGTGCTACTACTTGGAGTCAAATGGAGATTACTATTACTCCTCAATCCACTTCAAGTAAATTTCATATAACTGGTGCTTTAAACATTCAGCATGCTAGTGATTATGCAGGTCATCTAATGATTAGTTATCAACCTTCAGGTGGTAGTGAAACATTTATGCTTAGTAACTCAAATGGAAGTATAAGACGAACTTTTAGAGGATCACATGGTAACAATACTGGTTCAGATATAATGAGTCCAATACCTTTAGACCTCATTTTAGAACCAAATACTACCAGTGCAACTACGTTTAGAATTAGATTAAGCACCACTGCTAGTGGAACTCCGTGGTACTTAAATAGAACTTCAAACAACACAACTGACACTTCAGATGGTGGTGATGTTCTTAGCTCATGGACTATTACTGAGCTAGACGGATCTCTTGTTACCGCTACAAGAACCACTGCACAAACATACACATAGGTTTTAATTATGAAATACGATATTACTCACGCATTAGAATCACTATATACTAGTTCAAATTGGGTTTGTTGGAACTCAAACTATACTGGTTTAGAGTGGAATGATTCAAGCAAAACAAAACCTACTGAAGATGTTTTAAATACAAAAGTAGCAGAGCTTGATGCAGCAGAACCTTTAAGACTTTTGCGTGAAGAAAGAGATAAAAGAATTGCTGCAACTGATTGGCGAGCAAATGGAGACTTAACTTTATCTGATGCTTGGAAAACATATCGTCAAGCACTGAGAGATATCACAACACAAACTCCCAAGTTAGATAGTAATTACAAATTAGATCTTACATCAGTTACTTGGCCGACAGAGCCTAGCTAATGGAAATACCCACCATAGTATTACCACCAGTACAAAAAATAAAGACTGTAGAAATACCTTTACCAACAGCTGACGTACCTTATTATGTACCTTTGGTTGTACCTCCTAGTGATCTACGAGATGCAGAGGGTGCTAAACCTGTAGAGACTACAGAGGT